CGTCCACCAACTGCCGAAGCAGGGAGGTCGCTGATTTGGACAGGCCGCCGATCATATGCACCAAACCAAAGCCGTAGAATCCCAGTCCCGGCAGGTATTGGTAATGGACGTAATGCTCGCGGCGCGTCTTTGTTTCGTCTTCCTCCAGCCAGTTTCGCCTGATCGACAAAACCTCTCTGGATGACTTGTCAATGGTAACTACATAAGGAAGCGCTATGCCGTCCTTGTTCTCAAAGCCCTTGAGGTCCAAGTCAACGTGCATTTCCAGCAGGGTGTGGCGGCTGTCGTGCTCAATGTCCGCGTCACCTGTAAGTCTGTCGTACTTCTGTTGTATCTCTGACATGTCCGGCGATGACGCCGGTAAGTCAATTTCCCTATAGAAACCAGCAACTTGGAGCTTCCGGATCTCGTTCGGGGTGCGCTTCATGATGTGCGTTGCGCGTTCGCACGTCGTCAGGTCAGAAGCGCCGTAGCTGACAACAAAATCCTCCGCTGGAACAAACATCGCGCAAGGACGCCCCATGCTAGGGTCATAATAAACCTTTCGGAATGCAGAGCCTGCTATGGGCAGCGAGAACAGCATCTTTTCTGTTTCGGTGCGGTACTCAGACATTCTCTGGGTAATCAGGTAGTTCAGGTAGTCCTGAACCCTGTGAGCCTGCTTCGTCTTGTCCGAGTCGATCTTGCCGACTATAGCGGTCTTGACGGGGCCGCTAGCGGGGTAAATCTCCTGAATTGTCTGCGCCTGAAAGCGAATAACCGCCTCAGAGAGCATAGGGTGAAACACCCCACAGGCACCATCCCACGGGGTGCTTCTGTCCTCAAACTTTAGACCTAACAGGTCAAGTCCACGGACATAAGAGTCTTCCCAGTCTTTTCGGCTTAGCCGATCAGACTCAAAGTGGCCAACAAGCTCCGAGCCGAGCACCATGAGGTCCGTCTCATCCATATGCTCCGCAAGATTATCCCCGTGGCTAATTACCATGCTGGTCTCGGGGTCAAAATCAAAGGTCATCCCGCCATCGTCATCCATGATGGACACGGAATCGGGGTTTTCTATGATGATCTCAAGAGCGTCTGACTCTAAACCAGCAGGAGCCTCTATGGCTCGTTCAATGGACACTTGTCAGCCCATTTTTCCTGAGTGTCGGGTGCCCTTGGTGGCAGCGCCTGTTCCTCTGGTTTTGCCGGCAGCACCTGTCTTTTCGCCAGACATCACTTTGCCGCCCTTGAAGTAGCCCTTGGTTTTCGGGATCATTCCGCCACCAGCCATCTTGCCTTTGCCGTCAGCCGCAAAAAACGGAACTTGCTTGCCGTCCTTCTCTACCATCTTCAGCTTGCCACCGGCCTTGTAGCCCTTGGTCTTCATCTTTCCGCCAGCCTTGTAGCCTTTACTCTTCATCATCGCTTTCACCTAAGAATTTTCTGCGTAGAGGTTGTTGAATACTCTGTTTACATCCAGCGTGTAATCCAAGTCTGACTTGGAGTAGTGAATGTGCTGGGATGGTCTGAAATCGGGAGCACCGCTGCCCGTCTCAAACCATGCCGGGTGCGTTACCCGTACCCGGTTATTTGGCAGCGCTACAATGTTTCCCGTCAGGTTTCCCGCATCCAGAAGCTCAAGCACATGACTCTGTTTGTGCTGCGCCGGATCATCAGCGATTTCACTGTCGGTATAGTCAACGGTGAATAAGTAACGCGCTGGGAAGAAGTTGTCTTCTATCTTTGCCAACCAAGGACACGGTGTCGCCCTGTCCAAGACATAAACCGCGTGAGTTCTTGATGAGCAATCCCACGGCTGTGCGGCATACGTTGGCATTGGGTCTGGCCATTCCGCCAGAGGGGTGTCAGCAACGAGCGCCGTGATAGGCATTCTTGCCCACATAGCCCCGCCGTGTATGTTTGGCTCATCCTCGTCATAGGTCTCCGCCCCGGTAAAAATCACCTGAAAGCTCAGGCAGCGAGACGGCATTGTGGTGACAGCAATGGCCATGGCATGAAGAAAATCGCCGTGGTATTTGCTGTGATTGTGAGTGTACTCACGTCGCACCCAGCACTTGAAGTGCGGGATGTTGCTTTGCAAGAAGGCCATAGAAGTCTTCTAGTTAACTTGTCACAAAGGAAATATAACCCAATTCAGCGTCTTTTAGTAGTAGTCTGCTCGTCCTGAATAGTCAGGTTCTTCATCTTCGTAGTCTGAGGCCAGCCGGAGGAATCCGCCCTGACGGAACCTCATGAGTGCCTGTGTCATGGCGTCCACAAGGTCGTCGTGCTCTCCTGCCGGGAAAGCGGCGACCTCGTCGATAACCTCCTCTGCCCACCGCGTCTCAGGTGCCCACACCATGCCGCTGGCAAAGATATCGGATATGGAGTTAAGTCGAGCAATCTTGTCGTTGCCCCGCGAGGGGGTGTATTGACTGACAGGTAGTCCAGTGGCCCTTAGCTCTTGGATAAGCGGCAAACCGGCAGCCTTTGCCTCAATAATCAGGGTGTCTGGCTGCATTTCGCTGTACTTTTCATACGCTGTGCGCTTGAGCTGTGGAAACTCCAAGCGTTCTTTGTAGGCATCCAACAGGATGACTTGAGGGACCGTGGCCCCGCCCTCATCGGGGTGATAAAACACACCGATGGTGATGCAGGCTGAGTAGTCTGACCGCTGATTTTTGGTATGAGCGCAGTCCCAGCTCTGGATAACATATTCGCAGTTGGGTGGGTATTCATGCTCCCACGTCTTCCACCACTCTCGCTTGACAAGAGCGCCCTCTTCCGCCGTTGGGTTCTGCTGGTACTGGGCGTTCCACTTTGAGGGAGGCAGCTCACTTCTTAGCGCTTCAAGCTCCTTCTTGCTCCAAAACTCAGGCCATAGGGGGCTTCCCGATGGCATGATCGCTGGAAATTCAATCACTTCCCACTCATCAGAGCCATGCCGCTGGGCTGAAGACTTAATGATCTTTCCCGTCAAATCCCGCATGTGCCAGCGGGTCATCACAATTACAATCGCGCCGCCGGGCTGTAGGCGCTGCCGAGGGCCGGACGTGTACCAGTCATAGGTGCGATCAAAGACCGCCGGGTCGGCTGACTGGCCCTCTTGCTCTGAGTGAGGGTCATCAATAATTAACAAGTCAGCACCCTTACCAGTAACAGCCCCGCCCACACCGATAGCGAAGTATTCGCCGCTCTTGTTGGTGCTCCAGCGTCCCGCTGCTTTTGAGTCTGCCCTTAGTTGCAGGCTCGGGAAAACGCTCTTGAAGTCGTCAGAGTCCACCAAGTTTCGGACTTTTCTGCCAAATCCCACCGAGAGTTCAGCGGTGTGCGCCGTCTGAATAATCTTTTTCTCGGGGAACTGCCCCAAAAACCATGCTGGGAGCAGGTAGGAGGCAAATTCCGACTTGGTGTGTCGAGGTGGCATGTTAATGATAAGCCGCTTGAGTTCGCCTCTGGCGATCTTCTCAAACGCTTCCGCCATGATCTTGTGGTGCCTGCCCTCTATAAAGGCGGGCCACATATGCCCAACGAACCCCATGAAGGTGCTCTGGGCCTTCTCGACCTTCTGCGCTTCTTCGATTTGGCTGATCAGCTCAGCCGCCCGGAGTTTTACGTCCCGGGGTGCGCCGCGTAGCTTTTGGGCTATCGCGGGAGTGATGATGTCGCTCATTTCATTCGGGCTTTGGAAGTCCTCGGGAATGATCGGTTCTTGGACTTGCTGGCAACTCCCAAGTTGCTTCGCTTGTTAGTTCCGCCCTTGGCAATGGGCTTCTTGTGGGTAACGTCCTTGCCATCGCCCTTGGACACCTTACCCGCCTTCGCCATGGTGGCCCGTGCCGCATTACGCTGGGCACGGTTCTTCTTTTGCTTGGGCTTTGAGTGGTAGTTGTCGTACTCAGTGCGATAGTTTCGAGGCATTAAGCGCTCATCATGTTATAGGTGCCCATGTTGTTTGCGCCGCCTTTCCCGGCTCCCGCAGGTTGGCTTCGGTAGGGGTTGCCGCCACCTTTTCCACCGCCCATACCGCCAGAACTGCCGTAGGGGTTGTTGTAGCCCATGCCATAGCCCCCAGCATAGGGGTTGGAAGCACCGCCGAACGTCGTGTTGTAGTAGGGCTGGGTTGCAGGGCCTCGTCCATAGTTGTTGTAGAACCCCTGCGGAGGTGGCTGGGATGCGTATGGCTGATATGAAGGCTGTGGACCCACAACCCCCCTGTCCGCGATATCTGGGTCAAACGGTGGTAATTCTCCGTATTCCTTGAAATAAGTATCCCCAGCGGTCCCCTCAGGAAAGGGATTTTGACCTCCCGCAC